GACGTGCTGTCCGACATCGACGAGCCCGCCGTCGTGTTCTGCCGGTTCAAGTGCGACTTGGCAAACGTCGCCAAGGCCTGCGACGACCTGAAGCGGCTGCACTACGAGCTGTCCGGCAGCAAGAACGAACTGTGGGTGTGGAAGTCACAGTGCGGGGAAGGGAACAGGCCGGTCATCGCGGTGCAGATCCAGGCCGGCGGCGTCGGCATCAGCATGGTGCAAGCGCGGTACTGCATCTACATGTCGAAGGACTTCAACCTCGGCAGCTACGAGCAGTCCCTGGCCCGCGTCCACCGCCCCGGCCAGGACGAGAACGTGACCTACATCCACCTCATTGCGAAGGGGACGATCGACGAGACCATCAACAAAGCGCTCGCGAAGCGCAAGGATACCGTGGAGGCCCTGTTGGCAGAACTTGGAGAAAAAGATGGAGAAGAAGACGTGTCAGAGGTGTGGTCAGGAGAAGACGCTCGATGAGTTCCACTACCGAGCACGCAGCAAGGACGGCCGGCAGGCCTACTGCAAGGACTGCAACACAGCGCAGGCCGCAGAGTGGGGAGTGGACAACATAGAGAAAAGGAGGCTGTACCAGAGGAGAACGTACCAGCGCTACAAGATCAAGTTTGCCGTCAAGGACAAGGCACATAAGGCGTTTGCCAGAGGAGAGATCGAGTGGAAGCCGTGTGAGTTGTGCGGGTGTAAGGAGTCGGAGATGCACCACGAAGACTACAACAAGCCGTACGACGTCACGTGGCTGTGTCACCAGTGCCACATGGCGCTCCACGCAGCGAAGCGAGAGGCAGCTCGGAAGGTGAGGAGATGAGCTTCATCATCGACGATCGCATCGAGTTCATCCATATCCCGAAGACCGGCGGGCGGTGGATCGAGTCGTGCTGCGAGGGGCACATACAGCAGATCGGCAGCCGACACTCTGGTCGTGAAACGATGCTCCCGAGCTTCGCCGTTGCGAGGGCGCCGTACCCGTGGTTCAAGTCAGTCCACTCGTACCTCAAGCAGCGCTCGTACCTCAAGGACAGGAGCGTCAACGGTGTGAAGCGGTGGCTTCATGACACGGAGTACGCCTACCTCGGTTGCTTGAAGTCGCTCGGTGATCCGAATGCCTCTCTTGACGAGCTGCTCACGGAGTACCTCGCGAAGATGGCCGGGTGGTACAGCCGCAGCACCGTGGCCACGTTGCAGGGAGCAACCGTGCTGCTCGACATGATGGACCTCAGGAACGACTTCATGAAGGTGACCGTCGGGCTGGACTTCGGGGCCGGTGTCAAGATCAGAGAGAGGATCAGAAAAAGCCCCATGGTCAACGTAACGTCGGGGAAGACCGACGCTCACAACACCGACCTCATCGTCAGACTGATCAACGCAGAGCAGGAGTACTACGACTACGTTCTACCGAAAGGAGTGCAGCATGATTGACACAGCGTTGCTCACCGACTACCTCGACATCCTCGACAAGATCGACTCAACGGAGGCGTCGCTCCAGGACCTGAAGGACGCCAAGAAGGACATGGCGGCGAAGATCCACTCGATGCTGTCCGCAGAGGGCGCCGGCAAGATCAGCGTGCGTGGCGCCACCCTGTCGCCACGGCGTACCATGCGGGCGAGCGCCCACTCCATGCCGATGCTCATCGAGAAGCTCAAGGCTTTCGGGCTCGACCCGCTGGTGAAGGAGACCGTCAACGCGCAGACGCTCACGGGGTGGGTCAACGCGTTCGACCCGGACCGCATGTGCAGCGTCGACGAGCTGCGCGAGCGCCTGCCGGAGGAGGTGCGCGAGGCCATCAACCTGTACGAGCAGCTCGAGATCAGCGTTCGGAGGTGAAGCCATGAGCCCCTACGAAGACGCGGAGCGCCTGAACACGGAGATCGAGCACCTGAGAGAGCTGCTCCAGCAGACGCAGAAGACGATCACCCACCAGTACGACGTGATCCGAGAGCTGAAGCTCGAGCTGCTCAGCTACAAGGAAGCCGTCGAGGAGCACGACGACCAAGAGGAGGAGTGCTACAGAATCGCCGACAGGATGGCGTTGCGCAGGGAGAATGATAAGATTGCTGACCGGAGGTCCACATGAAGATCGTGATGACTCTGATCGCACTGCTCCTGGCCGTTGCACCGTGCTTCGCCCAGGCGTACCCGGAGGAGCTGGCCGGCGACATCTTCGTCGGCGCTCACGAGGGGCTGAAGTTCTTCCCCACGGAAGCCGTCAACATCCCCTGGAGCATGCCAGACCCGACTGGAATCGACCTGTTCTGGATCGTGGACATCGGTGGCCCGTCCATGCCTCCGATCCCCTACATCAACGTCCACACTGTGTGTCTGGCCAACGAGAGTGGGTGCCTGATTCCATCCAACACGCCGCAGATCGTCTACGTGTGGGATCACGACATGAAGGCCTACGCCAGCATCGTGACCACGGGTGACGGTACACTCGGCATCGACGCCTACACGTGGTCGTACTACACGTGGCGCCACTACTACGGCACATTGGAGTACACTGGTTCGCCCCCGCAGTGGTGGGACTGGGGCTGGTACTTCCTTGACGTTGCGGTTCCTGCTGTCCCGAGGTTGCCCGAACATCAACAGATCGAACCGGCCATCGAATAAACATAGGAGGTGTGTATGGCCAAGAGCGAGATCGTGAAGGCTGGATCTTTCGCCGCCCTGGCTCCGATCGAGGGTGACCTCGGTCTCCAGGACATCGTCAACATCAACATGGCGGGAGCGGCGTCGACCCCAGCATGCTCGACCGCGTCAAGGTCCCGAGCGGCGGCGGTCTGGCGTGGGAGGTCCCCACTCTCGAGGGCGAGACGGAGCCGAAGAAGGAGCTGGTCGGCGTCATCGTCGGCATCCAGAACATCCGGTCGTACTACGCGAGGGAGTACACGGGTGGCAACGAGCCGCCGGACTGCTCCAGCCGCGACGGCATCTTCGGCGAGCCGGCGAGCGACTCCGCTGAGGGCTACGGCGGTCGCTGCTCTGCCTGCCCCATGTCCGCGTGGAAGAGCGGCAAGAACGGCGGGCAGGCGTGCTCGCAGCGCAAGCTCCTGCTCCTCCTCCAGGAGGACTCGATGCTGCCCATCGTGGTCAACGTCCCGCCGACCAGCCTGCGCGAGCTGGATCAGTTCCTGCTCCGACTGACCGCGAAGAAGCTCCCCTTCTTCAAGGCCGTCGTGGCCCTCAAGCTCGTGAAGGAGAAGAGCAGCGGCGGCATCGACTACGCCCGCATCGCTCCGAGCTTCGTCCGCGTCCTCGATGAGGGCGAGGCGAAGTCCGCTCAGGCGCTCTACGCCGGCCTCCGGTCCGTCTTCGGACACGTCGCCCAGGAGACCGCATCGCAGGGCACCTTCTAGGCCAACATCTGTTGACCTCACCACCCGGCCCGAAAGGGCCGGGTGCTTTCTCTGGAGGTTTCATGAAAAGCAAGCGAGAGCGATTCACAGACCGGCTCAACGACGTCCAGGGCGCTCAGGCCCTGATGATGTCGAACCTGGAAGACGCCTACGACTACATCCTGAAGTCGTTCGCCACCACCACGAAGCTGGCAATCGACGCAGCAGATGCGGAGATTGAGCGGCTGAAGAAGGACGAGCTGGAACTCATGCGCCAGAACCACCCGCTGTTCGACAAGCTGAGAGAGTTGCAGCGCCTTGCCTACCTGCACCAAGAAAGCGTCGACTGGCGCAACAAGCCCTGGTGGAAGCGGCTCTTCTCATGAAGATGGAGTCTGACTTCTTCCGCGCTCTCTACGGCAGGTACGAGCCCGAGGGAGACGCGTGGGTAGTCGTCGGTCCGAAGGCCGGCCCGTACGAGTGTTTCCATGTCGACGACATCAAGCTCGACCAGGAGCTTGGCGCGAACGACATGTACTTCCGTCTGTGCCCGCTGTCGGAGAAGCCGCCGTCTGTCCACCAGCGCGGCACCGCCGACAAGAGCTGCGCGCTCACGTTCGTGTGGCTCGACCTGGACTGTGGAGACAAGGGCAACGGGAAGCGCTACTTCCCGTCCGTAGAGGAGGCCGTGCAGTGGGTAAAGAAGTACCTTCCGTGGAGCGTCATCGTTCTGTCTGGGACGGGTGTACACGTCTACTGCGTGCTGTCTTCCCCCATCGAGATCAACACGAGGGAGGACTTCAGCCGAGCACATGCCCTCTCCCACAGATTCCAGCAGTACGCAAGGGAAATGAGTGGGTACGAGATCGACAGCACCCACGACCTCGCTCGCGTCCTGAGGATCCCTGGATCGACCAACTCCTCGTGTGGGAGAAGAGTCGAGGTACTGGAGCAGAGAGACTCAACCGTGGACGAGGAGGTCATTTCTGGCCTCCCCGTACAGAAGACCATCCAACATGCACCCCAGTCACGCTCGGATCAGGACTTCAGGTTGGACCCGGACTGCACGGTCGACGTCAACTTCCTGATGCAGCTCTTCCAGGTGAACCCGACACTCTACGAGGCGTGGTCGGGGAACAGGGAGCTGCCGGGGAGTGACCACAGCCCGAGCGCCTACAGGATGTCGATGATCTCGTTCCTCATGCACGCCGGCCTCGAGAAGCAGGACGTGGTCGACATCACGATCCGCTACCTGCTCGACCAGAGGAAGTTCAGGGTCGACCAGATCAAGCTCGACAGGCCCGAGGTGTGGGCGTCCGAGATCGCGAAGTGCAAGGTCATGGACATGACCCACGACGACATCCAGGTCGTGATCGAAAAGTCCAGCAAGGACGAGCAGCTCTCCACGGTGGCAGCGCTGATGGAGTTCCCCGACCCGAGCAAGCTGAAGGGGATCTCCAGGTTCAGCGTCATGTCGAGCGACGACACGCTCGACGACGTCGTGCTCCAGCTCCACGTGGAGGTCAACGGGGAGATCGTGAAGGTGCGTCTACCGAACCCGACGTCGAGGTCGGACTCGAGGAAGGTGCTGTTCAACATGACCGGGATCTTCCTCCCGCACTACTCGTCGAAGAGAGCGGCCGAGGCCAACCGAAAGTGGGAGAGCGCCATGAGTCTGGCGTGGCACGCGGCAGAGATAGGCGACCCCGTCACCACAGACTCGGCGGCGTGCCTGCTGCACGCCATCAAGAGCTTCGCCGGCAGCGGGGAGATGGCAGACGGCCTGGAGCAGGCGAAGGCGACAGGGCGCCCGTGCATCGACGACGGCCTCTACGTGATCCCGACCAACTCGCTCAACGCGCTGGCCACGACCATGTATCCGGCGCTGCGCGCGAACAAGGAACTGCACAGGGCGGTCAAGGAACTGGGGAGGGTGGGCGTCATGAAGAACCAGCAGGTCTACAAGGGGATTCGCATGGCCTGCCTGCTCGTTCCACCCCACCTGATCGAGGAGGAATAGGATGACCGGGGATATAGGCAAAAACGCGCCAATGATTTCCTTGGCGACCCTGGGCTGTACCCATAGTCCTATACCGACCTGCTACTCATTGCATAGTCGTACCGGTACGCGTTCTATAAACTCTCTATACGCGTCATATAATTTGTACTAAGTCTTGAGTCTTCAAGACTCACATTTCTTGAGAATTGTCTCAAGAAGTTCTTGGCGAACCGGAACATGACATGAGCGGTTTGACTGGAAGGAAGGATGCTATACCCCGTGGAGAACCACTACACGATCTACGGACCACCCGGCTCTGGCAAGACGACCACACTCGTGGGCCGGATCGTCAAGGCTGTGGGAGACACGCTGTACGGCGGCGACATCCTGATCTGTTCTCTCACCCGCACGGCCGCGCACGAGATCGCCGAGAGGGTGAAGGAGAGGATCCCAGGTGTCGAGTTCCCGCACGTCGGAACGGTCCACGCCCTCGCGCTGCGCGCCCTCAAGGCGATCGGCGAGGAGCCGAAGCTCGTCTACGAGGAGGAGCACGTCAGAGACTTCAACCAACAGACAGGGCGCAAGCTGCCGCTCCAGCTCGGCAACATGATGTACGAGTCCGAGACCCCCAACCAGCATCTGCTGTGCCTCGCTGAGTGCGACCGCATGCGCGCGGCAGAGACGCCGATCGAGAAGTGGACGCAACCGACGCGCCGCTTCTACAACCAGTGGGAGACCTGGAAGTCAATGCGAGGCCTGATGGACTTCACCGACCTGATCAAGCGCGCGCTCGTGGTGTGCCAGGAGCACCCGGCTGCGCCGCGCTACATCTTCGTCGACGAGGCGCAGGACCTGAGCCGGCTCGAGATGGCGCTGATCAACCAGTGGTCGATAACAACCGAGAAGACTATTGTCGCCGGCGATGATCAGCAGGCGCTGTACGAGTGGCGCGGCGCCTCGGTGAAGGACTTCATCGACTTCGCTCCGAAGGAGAACACGTACGTCCTGCCGCGCAGCTACCGCATGTCGGAGGCCGTCTACAAGCAGGCCAGGATCTTCGGCGATGCGATCAAGCTGAAGGTCGAGAAGGAGTTCACGCCTGTTGGCGAGGGCGGCGTGGTTGTGCGCCAGCCCGTGACGTCCATCCTGCACGGGATCCAGGAAGACATGGAAGACGGCTCGGTGATGCTGCTCGCGAGCTGCGGCTTCATGCTGAACCCGCACCTCAAGGAGCTGCGCAAGCTGGGAGTCCCGTACCACAACCCGTACCGCTCGAGGGCCGAGGGCAAGACCTGGAACCCACTGCGCTCCCGTCAGGCCGAGGCCTACCGTGCGTTCCTGGCGCCGTCGCGGGGTCAACAACTGTGGACCTGGAACCAGTTCTACTGCATCGTGTCGATGCTCAACAACATCCCGAAGGAGATGCTCGTTGAGGTGATGACGAACAGGACGGTGCGCACACAGGTCGATCCAGACTTCGTCGATCGCTGGCAGCTCGACGAGTTCCTCACTGCTGCGAAGGACGGCGACTACCACACGTACTTCAACATGCTCCACCGCGACCACAGGCTGAGTGTGTCCCCGACGTCGCTGTCCCCGATGGCGTACCTCAAGCGCATGATGGACGCTCGAGGAACGCAGGCGCTGTACGAGACGCCAAGCCTCATCGTAGGCACCATCCACAGCGTGAAGGGAGGCGAGGCAGACACGGTCTACGTGCTGCCGAACATCAGCCCCGAGGCGTTCAGACAGCAGGGCTACTCAGGGAAGGACGGCCTGCTCCGCACGTTCTACGTCGGCGTGTCGAGGGCACGCCGCAAGCTGGTCCTCGTGCAGGACCCCAACGAGAGGAGGGCCATGTGGCGTTAGCCAGCGACTACACCGAGCTGCGCGTCGACAGGGAGCGATGGATGGCTGCGCTCGAGAGCGACAACAAGGCACTGTTGGCCGGCCTGGGATGGCTCATCCTAGACCAACTCAAGAGGACTCCGCACCGACCGATCGTGGTCATGTTCAACGAGGAGGTGAGCGATGGGTCAGCCTCAGGGCGGTAAGCCGCCGGCGTCGTATGGTCCGTACGAGATGCAGATGGAGATGATCGCGAGGCAGCAGAGGGCCATGGTCAACCAGCCGCTGCGCCATCGAGTGGAGCGATGCAGGTACTGCGGCAGCAAGTGCAGCGAGAAGACACTGAGAGACGCCAAGTGCGAGAACTGTGGAGCAACGCTATGACACCCAAGAACCCAGGCCCGTGCCCGAAGTGCGGCTTCTTCAACTGTTCTGGTGGAGAACACTGCCCAGCAGCATGGAACGCCGACGACACGATAGAGGAGCCGAAGATGAAGGTCTTTGAACTGAAGCCGTCGCCAGAGATGCAGGACCACGAGGTCATCTCGTGGCCGAAGCACTACAACACCGGCAAGATCCAGGTGATCGACTTCATCCTCGACCAGAAGCTCGGCTTCTGCCTCGGCAACGCGATCAAGTACATCTGCCGGTGCAACCACAAGGGCGACAAGATCAACGACCTGAAGAAGGCGATCCAGTACCTGAAGTTCGAGCTGGAGAAATGAAGTACATGGACATCTGGGCCAAGCCCCAGCCGAGACCAAAGAAGCAGGCGCAGACCCACCACGAGCTGCCGAAGAGGGTGAAGGACTGGCCACCCGAGGCGAAGGCCGCGTTCAAGCACGTGAAGAACGAGCTGTGGAAGTGGGCCAAGGCCAAGCCAGGGCGCGATCGTGCCGGCCTCGCACTGATCGCGTACGTTGGGGTGAAGGAGGCGTTCGAGGGCGAGGTAGTGAAGGCGACAATCATCGACGACGTGATCACGTGCAAGACAATGGAGGAAGTATGGACGACGCTCTTATCGCTCAAGTCTCAGCCTTGATGGCTCAGGGTTTCGGCGCCCGAAGGATCGCAGAGACCCTCGGTGTCACTCGACACGAGGCGAGCAAGTACATCAACGCCATCGACGGTGGGACTCCGAGAGGGAGAGTCTCTGTCCGTGCCGAGCAGAAGACCATGGAGGTGAGCGGCAACGTGCGCGCCACGTCCAGGAGCCAGTCGCTCGCAGCCCTGATGGTCGACGCCGAGGTGGACCTCGACGTGTGGCGTGTCAGCCGCTGGGTTGCCAACATGTGGGGCAAGCCAGAGGATCCGTCGTGGCAGGTCAAGGCGTGGCTCGAGCGCAAGCCGCAGGAGGAGTGTCTGCTCGACGAGCTGATCACCAAGCTCGAGAACAACAGCCCTGTCGTGCCGCTCGAGTTCACAAAGCCAGACCGCAAGGTAGCGAACCGCGCTTTGGAGATCTCCATCGCCGATCCGCACTTCGGCATGAGAGCCTTCTGTGGTCCGTCAGGTTCGGACTACAGCTTCGAGAACGCTTCCGAGATCTACAAGCGGAGCATCGAGCTGCTGCTCGAGCGCGCCCTCGGGTGCGGCCCCATCGACCAGATCTGCTTCGTGACTGGCAACGACTTCATGCACGCCGACAACGTCTTCCACACCACGACGGCCGGAACACACCAGCCCGAGATGGACTCGTGGCACGAGACGTTCATCAGGTCCGAGGAGCTGCTGATCTCGACCATCCTCGGGCTCGCCAGCATGTGCCCTGTGCATGTTGTGATGGTCCCAGGCAACCACGCTCGCCAGTCCGAGTTCGCACTCGGCCGCATCCTCAGGGCGTACTTCATGAACGACGAGCGCGTCACTGTCGACGCCGGACCAGAGCCCTACAAGTTCTGGCACTTCGGCGTGAACCTCATCGGGTTCGACCACGGCCACAGCATCAAGGCGACGCGGCTCGCTAGCCTGATGGCCAACGAGCGCCCCACTGTCTGGGGCATGACCTGGAATCGTGAGTGGCACTGTGCAGACCAGCACAGAGAGACGCCCACGTTCTCTGAGTTCGGCGTCAACATCAAGTACCTGCCGAGCATGGTGACCTGGAACGAGTGGCACAAGATCAAGGGCTTCTCGTGGGCGCACCGTGCATCTCTCGGCTTCCTGTACGACCACGACCGTGGCTTGATCTCGACACCTCAGGTCAACGTGAGGGAGGTCTACCATGACTGAGAACAACTTGCAGGCCGCGATAGTTCGCTATCTCAACACCCTGCCCAACACAGTCGCCAGAGTGAACGGCCCAGGCCCCGCCCACGTGGTCGGCGACCCCGACATCTACGGCTGCGTCGGCGGGCTCATGTTCCACATGGAAGTGAAGGCAGAGAAAGGACTTGTGTCCCCCATCCAGGAGCACCGCATGCACCAGTGGCAGACGGCCGGCGCCAAGGTCTACGTCGTGCGCAGCATGGACGACGCCAAGGCCGCGCACTCTCTGGCGCATCAATACGCCAACATCCACGCCCTGGTCGACTGACAAAAGAAGAGGGCCGGAGCGCAACGCTCCGGCCCTCTGTGCTCCCCTAGCAGGGAGCTACTCGTCCTCGGCCGGCTCCGGCCTGCTCCACTTCCCCAGCTTGCGCAGCTTGGCCGCGCACTGCTGGCAGATGACGCCGCCCGTGCGGCTCGCCGCCCCCACGTGGACCTTGCGGGCGCGGTCCCGGTCGACCACCCACCCGCACTTCAGACACCGCACCTTGTCGCTCATGAGCCCGCCTCCTCGATGATGCGCGCGACCGCGCCAGTGATCCGACCCAACAACAGGAACGCGGTCTTCCGAGGATCCGCGTCGTACTTGCAGACGTAGTCCCAGGCGCCGCGCAGGTCGACCTCGTTGTCGTAGCCGGCGAGGCGCAGCAGCACGCACGCGCCGACCTCAGCCACGACCTCGTTGTCGGGCTGCTGGCCGCGCGCCTTGGTCAGGGTGCCGTTGAGGTCCTCAGCGGCGTGGATCATCTCGTGCGCCCAGACCTGGAACTGCGCGGCGCTGAGCCCGATCTTCTTGCCGTGCTCGTAGTACCCGTCGGCCCAGCCGTTGCCGTTGAAGGCCTCGACCTTGAGCCCCCACTTGTCGGCCACGGCCAGCCACGGCAGCGAGTCGAGGAACGTCTGCACCTTGCCGTCCTTGTCGCTGTACTGCGCCCACAGTTCCTCGTTGAACACGTCGGTCTGTTCGATGCCGAACACCGGCCACGCCTCGAAGCCGGCGAGGTACTGGATCTTCACGCGCTGCTTCTCACCGGTCAGGTTGCCGTCGTCGTCGCGCACGTCCACTTCCTTGAGGAAGCTGCGCATGATCGGCTTCAGGATCGCGAACGCGTGCTCACCCTCACGGACGTTGCGGCCTCTCGACTGCCACGTCTGGTAGGTCGCGGCGTCGTTGTGTCCGTTGAGGAACACGAGCAACTGGTTGCGGGCCGACCACCTCGAGCAGTAGCGCTCGGCCACGTTGAGGTAGACCTTAGCCATCTTCGCCGGCAGGTCGTTGGGATTCTCGAACGCCTTGAGGATCAGCTCGAGGGCCTTCTCTGCGTGCTGTTCGACTTGCAGTGCCATGTGGACCTCCCAGGTCAACAGTTGTTGGCCTACTGCGAGCAGTGGCCGTGCTCGATGACGACGTCGCGCAGGTCGGCCTGCGCGTTCAACTCGGAACGCTTCCACCCTTCCTTGCTCTGCTTGGACAGCTCGCGCGCCGTCACCAGCAGCTCGCGCACCTCGTCGGTCAGGTCCTCGACGAGCTGCACCGAGTTGTCGAGCATGCGCTTGCTGACCTCGTTGTTGACCAGCTCGTGGTGCCGGAACGCGGCCTGCCAGTCGTCGCGCGCCGTCATCAGCTCGCGCCCGACCTTGATCGCCTCGGCATGCACGACCTTGGCCAGCCGGCCGGCGACGTACGTGCTGACGTTGAGTGTGATGATCATGTCGACCCCCTCAGCAGCTCAGCTTGGGCGGCGTGAAGGTCGCCGTCTTGTTCTGGCACTCGCTGCACATGTGCTTGGTCACGCCCTCGTGCTCGTACTCTTGCCAGTCTTCCGGCGTGGTGTGGCCGGTCTGAGCGCGCCAGCAGCCACAGACGCCGGTGCCGTCGCACTTGGTCTCTTCGACCCAGGTGATGGCGTCGAGGGTGTCCTGCACGCCGGCGATCTGCCTGCGCTCCAGCTTGAGGCCGTCCGACTTGAGCGGCACGATCGCGTACTCGTGGTCGGTGTGCTCGGTCCCTGGCTTGGTGAACTTCTCCCAGCGCCGCACGCCCACGGCGCGATCGAGCGCCGAGAACGCGGCGGCGGCGTCCGCTGCCGTGGCGAACGCGAACACCTCGTTGCCCACCTCGACGCAGATGGTTGACGGCAGGTTCGCCTCGTTGATCTGGGACCTGTACCTGTAGCTCATGGGATCCTCCTTGGCTTGCCCTGAAGGGCAGCGAGTGGCGGCGCCCTGCGGCGCCGCCCCGCGCTACACTCCACGCTTGCGTGCCACGCCTACCCGCTTGCGCGCCACCGAGCCGCGTTCCAGGCGGTCGGCCGCTTGGTACAGCGCCTCGGGGTACCCCTGACCCGTCAGGCCCATCACGAAGGCGTACTTACGCAGGCCTGCGATCAGCTTGGGCAGTGGCACGGCTTCCACCTCACTCCCCCTTGACCCGGTTGGCGTCCGCGAACGCCTTGAGCGACGCGGCCAGCTTGTCGAGGTAGTCCATGCGCTCGTTCCACGAGTTGACGCTCTTGCGGCCCACGCCCTCGGTCACGCGCACCGTGATCGCCTCGACGATCGCCTCGACGCCACCGCCCGACCAGCTCCCGCCGGCCATGTTCCAGGCGCTCGCCGGCTTGCCCTTGACCGGCACCGCCTCGACCTTGCCGCCCTTGTCGATGCTGACGCCGGCCTCGATCGTGCCCTTGGCCTTCGGCTTGGCCTTGTGCCCGCTCTGCGCGGCCTTCGGGCTCTTCTCACCGATCGCGTCGCGGTAGCGCTTGATGGTCATGTCCGACACACCCAGGCGCTTCGCGATCGTGGCGTTCGACAGCTTGCTGAAGGTCGCGGTCTGGATCAGCTCGATGATGGCCAGCCGCTTCTCTTGGGCGGTCAGCGTGAGGCCGTGGGTCACGTTGTCGGTGAACGCCAGCACCTCGGCGTCGATCGCGGCCTTGCACTCGACCACGTTGACCGGCAGCTCTTCGATCTTGGCCTTGACGGCTGCGGCGAGCCGGTGGGCGCCGCCCACGAGCACCTCGGTGCCGGCCTTGCCGACCTTGGCGACGGTCAGGGCGGGAAACTCGACGCCGCGCTCCATGAGCGCCGCGTACTCCGCGACGGTCTCCGGGTTGGTCGCCTGCAACCGGAACGTCCGCGTCGGCATCAACACCAGCTCGGCCACCTTGCGCACTGCACTCTTTGCCATGTCACACCTCCGTTGGCTTGGCACTAAGGCCAGCGTGCAGCGCCCCGTAGGGCGCTGCTCGCTAGACTCAGGTCGAGTAGTTGTGCTGGCGCGTCGCCGTCACCCACACCTTGGCGTCGGCGATCTGGTCGCCGCCCTCGGTGAAGGCGACGATGTAGTCGCTCACGTCGAGGGTGCGCCCGCCGGCGATCGACGACCAGTCGATCATGAGGTTGGTCTTCGAGGCCGACTCGATGCGCTCGATCAGCTTGCCGAACCGCACCAGGGCCTGCGCGAGGTTGTCGAACGCGTACTCGTCGACGCCGCTCTGCGAGTTCCACCGCACCACGTACAGCTTGGCCATGTCACACCTCCGATGAGCTAGGCCGTTGTGGCCTGCCACAAGCGCACCGTTGCCCGACGAATCCCTTGGAGAGGCGTCGGCGTGGCATCTTGCGCAGTCGCCGACTGTGTCCCTGTTGATAAGTCCGGTGCGCTTGCGGTAGGTCACCTCGTTCCTCATGCAACCACAGTACAGAGGTCCTGGGACTAAGTCAAGCCCCCTCTCTTGCGATGTTGTATCGTGCTGGTTGGAGGTACGACATGAGCCTGGAAGACCTGAAGGCAGACGCCCTGCGCCGCAGCTCCGAGTGTGCAGCGCGCGACGCCATGATCGACGCCGAGGCAGCGCGCCTCGTGGCGTTGAAGGTGGAGCGCGAGCTGTCCAAGTTTACGACCGAAGAGAAGACCGCGTTCCTGGAGGCCCTGGAGCAGCACGGCAACATCTCCCGCGCGTGCCGCTCGTGCGGCATCTCGCGCCGCACAGCGAACGTCGCACGGAGCAAGGATCCGCTGTTCGCCGACGCGTGGCACGAGATCTTGGAGGCCAAGGTCGACGACGTCGCCGGCGTGCTGTACCAGCAGTGCATGGACCCCAGCTCGGCGAACACGGTCGCCCGCATCTTCTACCTGAAGTCCATGCGTCGCGAGCAGTACGGCGAGCACGTACGCGTCGACCACGGCCACCGCGTGGAGCTGGAGGTCGTGCTGCTGCCTCCCGAGCGGTCGCGCCTCGGCGCCGGCGTTGTGGAAGCTGAGGTCGTCGACGCTGAAGTTCTTGGCGAACCGGACAGTGATCAGAGCGCATCCATTGGATGAGGTGAGCTATATCCCCGGTGTGTGCTAGCCACACACACGTGGAGCGCAGGGCACAGCGGGCGGGGGCGCACTGCCACGTGCAGCCACGCCGCAAAAGGCGCTGCCCTCTGCTGCGCTGCGCAGTGCGCACAGCACGCAGGCCAACAGATGTTGACCTCATCGTTCTATCCTGTTTGGAATCAATGTGTTGCGTGCGCTGAGCTGCGATCAGAGCCCGCTGCTGCGGCGGGCGAGGCGCGCCGATGGGGGGAGGGGGGCGCGTCCCCCCGCGCGGGTCATTCAGTAGGCCCTGTGCGCTCCACACCCGGCTGCGCCAAAAAGGGTCGACTAAGTCGTTACGTTTCCTCGGTCACCGTTGACATTCCCCGAGGAATCGTAATATCCTGCCCTCAGGACGGAGCACCGGGCATGTCGCCCACAGCCCCACAACCACAAGGAGGCCCCATGCTGGTTGTGAAGTGTGACGTGTGCAAGCAAGCCATCGAAGAGGACATGGACATCCTGGAGATCAGGCAGGGCACCGCCGGCGCCGGTCCGACCGACGTCACCACCGCCCACGTGTGCAAGGCCTGCCAGGAGAAGCTGGGCATCGGAGAGTACCTCCACAAGCTGCGCAGCGCCGGGTTCCGAAGCCAGAACGTACGGAAGGACGTACGTTCAGAGATCGCTCAACCTGACGGGACACCCATCCCGGTCGACCCGCGCTTCATCAAGCGCATCCAGGGAAGGAGCTGACCATGGCCGAGACCAAGAAGAACTGGACCGAGATCCCCGGACCGTACCCCCGCAAGGCGTGCCTGGAGGCCTACAACAAGGCGTCGAGGTGCATGTACGACTACTTCCCGGCGTCGAACGCGGACGAGGCCTGCGAGGCCATCATCCGTGAGGTGCGGGCGGTGCTGAAGGCCAAGAGCCTGGAGGAGGCGGTGGCGTTCCTGGAGGGCGACGCGAACCAGCTCAACGAGGACACCGTCTTCGACGTGTGGGCGTCGGACTGGAAGCTCAGCTACACCGCCGCCGCCATGATCAAGCGGGTGCGCGCCGTGTGGCGCCAGATGATGGGACTGGAGGCCGTGTGATGAAGGCCTGCCTGCACTTCGACCTGAAGGACGACGAGGACCACAACGACTTCGAGCTGATGCTCAAGTCGCAGGACTGGAAGGAAGCGTTCCAGGCCGTCTGGAAGTACGTCCGAGACCAGCTCGAGTACTACTCCGAGGCGCACACCAAGGAGTGGGCAGAGACCGTCGCGACCGTGAAGGAGAAGATCACCGAGATCGCAACCGAGTACGACGTGGAGGTGTGGTGATGGGCATCTTCGACGAGTACGAGAAGTACATCAACATGTTCCTGTCTCAGCAGTCGGCCAACATCTTTGGCGAGGGAGGCTACGCGCCGAAGCCGATCGCGGAAGACCCGATCGCCAAGCAGAAGGAAGACGCCCTGAAGGACATGGCCAACTGGTTCCAGAGGGCGGCGGTGGGTCAGGTGATCCACAACTTCCACAACGGTCCGGTGAGCAACGAGCGGCCGACCGGGCCGCACCCGGACTACACCAAGAGGTCGAGCACGTCGTTCGACCTGCACGACGACGTCCACGGCCCGACGTTCCACGTCAGGACCACCGTCTCGCTCAGCGACACTGCGGCGAGGATCGCCAAGAACTGGGACTCGCTGTCGCTGCAACTGAAGACCGACGCGTTCGAGCGGCACGCTCTGAGCTGCGCCTACCAGATCCTGTACTCCGTCGGGGCGAAGGGCACCTTCGCGAAGGTTGAGGACTGCCCGACCTGTGGCACCAAGAGGGTGATCGGCAACACGTGCCCGGAGCAGGGGTCGGGGTTCGTTGAGCGGGTCGGACGGCTCCCGAACTACGACTACGACAAGTGGCGCCTGCTGTACTGCTCGGACCGGCTGATTCGGTTCATCAAGGTGAACGACCGCGAGTCGTACTGGAGCAGCCAGTTCAAGCTCGTGATCGACAGCGCCGGCGGCATCAGGAACGGAGAGGGCGGCAGGCCGTACTACTGGCGGCTCGACCCGCGCCCGTGGTACCGCAAATGAAAGGGCCGAGCTGGAACAGGTCGGAGAAGGAGCGCAAGCAGGACGAGTGGAAGGAGCACTTCATCGAGGAGTTCGGGTGGGACGCCTACGCTTTCTTGAAGCGCGTCCACCCCGTCGTTGACGTGCTCGTGTTCGAGCCGGCCGAGACCGTGGATGCCGAGGTGGTGGGTGACTGACCAGCTCGTCACCGTGCTCGCTGAAGCGGCTCCGTCAGACGGGTACTCTCAGGCGTACGAATGGCGCTGCCCGCACTGCGACGTCAAGTGCTTCGGAGAGCGATGCGCGTGGGGCTTCAGGTACAGGCACTACGTCCATCGCTGTGCGTACTGCGACCACGAGTACGTCGTGCGGCGCGAGAGCTACAACGAGACGATGGATCGCCTGTATCCGAACTTGAAAGACGTGAGGGCGATCATCGAGCGGGTCATGGGGGCAGATCGTGGCGATACAAGAAAGAACTTGTAAGAAGTGCGGGCACCACTTCTTGCTCTGGCGGCAGTTCATGAAGGACCTGCCGAAGCGACCGTCGTGCCCACAGTGTGGAAGCAGGGCCACCAAGCCAGAGATCGTCGGCCGGCTTGCGGTACACTTCAAGGGGCCTGGGTGGACGCCCAAGAGCGGTCAGGTCAAGGACCTCCGCGACATCAAGGGCATGGACGACCCCAAGCTGGCGGCGGCGATGGAGGACTGATGGACGGGAAGAACGTAGGCCACGATGAGGCCACGACAGCTCTTTCGGAGACGGGGGCGAACGCGCCCCCGTTTTTTGTTGCTGCGATGGCCAAGTCAGTGACGTGTGAGAAGTGCGGCTGTGAGGTGATCCCACCTGGGCGCCTGACCATGTTCGATGGTATGGTGTCCAGGACGTGGTGCGACTGCATCACGGAGCAGGAGATGAACGATCTGGCGGTCCAGTTCGAGGCGCTCTGGCGCATGTGGACTGGGAGCCCGAAGGTGATGCAAGCGTGAACGACGAACGGGTACAGAAGATCAAGCTGAGCGTGGGGAGCACCCCACCGCAGAGCGAGTTCTGGCAAAACGACCGAAGGTTTCGGGCCTTCGTGGGCGGGGTCGGGTCGGGGAAGACCTATGCTGGCGTCCTCGAGATCCTTCGTCAGCCTCCTGGTTCGCGCGGCGCTGTCATCGCGCCGACCTACAGGATGCTCATGGACGCTACTCTTGACACCCTGATGAAGATCTTTCAGCAGGCGAACCTGATCGGGGAGTGGATCAAGAGTGAGATGAGGTTGATCACGTCGCACGGGACAGACATCATCTTCCGCTCAGGTGATGACCCGGAGAAGCTGCGTGGTCCCAACCTCGGCTGGTTCTTCCTGGACGAGGCGGCGATGATGCCGGAGCTGGTGTGGGACATCATGATCGGCCGGCTCCGTCTCGACCCAGGTCGCGCGTGGTGTACGACGACTCCGAAGGGTATGAACTGGCTGCACCGCCTGTTCGTCACGGAGAAGCGCGAGGACTATTCGCTCGTCCAGTGCTCGTCGCACTCCAACCAGTTCCTCCCCGAGTACTTCATCAAGTCACTCGAGTCGAAGTACAAGGGGGCCTGGAAGGACCAGGAGCTGATGGGGCAGTTCGTCGATTGGGTAAACTCTCCGGCGTACGAGGAGTTCCATCGCTCGCTCCACGTGCGGAAGAATCTCATGGAGGAATACCGTGACCGACTCCCTCTCAAGCTCTGCTGCGACTTCAATGCCCGCTGTATGGTTTGGCCTGTTGTACAGGTCAACGGCAGGACGCCACGTGTTCTTGTGGAGATCGCGCAGGTTGGGCGAACGTCCATTCCCCAAATGGTCAAGGAGTTCAGGCTCGCGTTTCCGAATCACTCTGGAGGTGTTCAGGTTTTCGGTGACGCTACTGGCATCGGTCTGGCTGCGCAGACCGGGCAAACGTCGTTCGACGCCATCGTAGAAGCGTTCCGTGGGTACAGCTCGTACGTCGAGCTGATGGTCCCGAAGACAAACCCTACGGTTCGCTCTCGCGTCAACTCCATGAATTCGGTCCTGCGTGGCACCGGCGAGTGGGAGCCGCTCATGATCGACGAGAAGTGCGAGATGCTGATCCGCGACTTCGCGTTCGTGGAGTGGGACGAGCGTGGCACCGGGCTCCTCAAGATCTCCGACCTGAACGACGAGCGGAGCACCCTGACGCACGCCACGGACGCGCTCGGGTACTGGGCGGCGATCGACATCCCGTCGTCCAACGTCTACATCTCGAAGAACGACGACAACTACATGGAGCTGCCGAGGGAGAACGAGGCCAGGAGGCAGTGGATGAGCGAGCTGCACGGGAAGAGAGCTTCCGGCGCCGGCTTGACGGGCCTCGATTTGGAGTAGCGTGCGCAACCCCAGCTCCTGTGGACCGGGGGCTGCACTTGCGCATGCGAGGTAGAATGTGCGAGTCTATGGACTGGAGTCACCAAGGAGGACATGATGTCAGACTACCCAGAGAGCAAGGCAACGAAGAAGGTCAACCCGAGAGACAGGGTGTTCCTCTTCGACTACAGCGTGGATACAGATCTCACGGCGGCGATCAACAAGGAGCACCTCGACATCTGCGGGCTCCGGTTCCCGGCCAGCTTCGAGGGGACGGCCGTGACCTTCCTCGAGTCGGACACCGAGGCCGGCGCGTACAACGCGGTCTGGTGGGAGGGGGCGCTGTTCACACTCGTGTGTGCAGCGGACAAGACCGTGATGTTCGACCCGGCGAAACTCTCCGGCTTGAAGTGGCTGAAGCTGACATGCGCTCCTGTCGTCGCCGCTGACCGGATCGTGACCCCGATCTATCGCGATTTCTCTGGCTGATGTCCGAGCACCTTCCGTTCATGTCGCCCAGTCCTTGGGCGCTGTCTTCTCGTAGGGGGGATAACATCATCCCCAACGCCTACTTCGACGGCAACTTCTTTGGCGACGACGTGACCTACACGAGCAACCAGAGGATCTTGGAAGTCCACACCGACAAGTTCGAGCACGGTTACTGGATGAGCGCTGGCGAAAAGACGGAGATGACGAACGAGTGGATTAAGGTCACCCATCCGACCTATGGTGCGCACCAGACGAACATCTCGACGCCAGGTTCGTGGACGGGGTACTACATCGTCAAGTGTGGACGGTATGTACCGTCTGCTGCAAGGCAAGGTCTGACTACGAACACCGTAGATTTCTCAACCCTCTACAACGGGATGCGCGGGTTCCTTTGGAACTATTGGACGAACAGCAACTCATCGGACCAGCAAAACTTCCATATCGCTGAGAGGCCAACAGTTGGGAGTTCCGGTGGCAATGGAGCCATCTATGTCTCCATTGACCGTAACCACACGAACAAATGGAGGCTTTGGGTCAACGATGGTGACGGTGTCGATACAGACGACTACCTCGCTGGGGTCCCAACTACTGAGGGCGATAGCTGCGCCGTCCAATGGGAGTTCGTGAAGGGTAGCCACGTCATCGTCAAGCTGTACCACCTCAACGCCAACGCGCTGAAGTTTGACGACTTCGAGCTTCCGACGTGGCCCATCGCGGAAACTGGCTACTACGCGAAGAAGACGTTGACGGCTTCCCCGCTTGACCAGCTCGTCCCGATCAGTCCACTGGTCGTTTCGGCTTCATCTGTCGATAGTTCCAATGGCCGCATCGGGAGGTTCGCGTTCGAGTTGCGTGGCATCGGGAACGAGTGGAGCAACCTCGTATGAACTGGACGGTTGGCCCAGACCCATCCGTGGTCAGATCTCGGAAGACGCCAGACTGGAGTCGGTCTCTGGAGCTTGTGACCACGCTGACGAATCCAGTCAGCGGGACGCAGTACGAGTCGGCCGCTGATTCGAGGTACGTGCTGACGTTCACCTACGACCCGCTCCACTGGATAGAGTTCTACTACCGCTACCAGAACAACAGCAACTGCTTCCTGGTCAAGCAAGACTCGGACACCGGAGACCTCTACATCAACAAGGTGATTGCTGGGTCGCCGACCATCCTGTTTTACGAGCCGGCGTTTTTCAAGGAAGACCCCTATGAGATCATCGTCGAGGCACACGGACAGAACCACACGTTCGTCATCAACGGCGCGCTCGTGTTTGCCAGGACCGATCCGATGCTCCCGACAGAGGCTGGGCTGAGGATCTACGATGACTACGTGACCGACGTTGTGCTCAAGGTATACTCGTAGAGGAGATTGGCATGGAAGACACCACGGAACGAACAGAAATCGAGTTCGAGGAACAGCCGCTCGACATCAGGCTGGATCCAGACAACCCGAACGGACTGCACGCGAAGCTGCTCCAGGACCTCATCACCATCATCCGTGATGCGGACGAGCACGTTCGCAACCGCTACGAGGACTGGGACGAGGTCGACAAGTACAACCGTCTGTACCTCGACCTATCAGCGAAGGCCGTGAAGGGTGACAAGACCAGAGACCCGGACAAGAAGGAGATGCCGTTCAAGGGCAGCGTCGCCGTTCCCCTGATCTACCACATCATCCAGACCCGCCTCGCCCACAACTACAACATGCTCACGTCGATGGACCCGTTTGTCCACCTCGAGAGCTACAGCTCGGACGGTTTTCGCAAGTCTCGACTCATGGAAGCGAGGCTCGGGAAAGACGTTCGCGACACCAAGAACGACATCCACATCTGGCAGGCCCTGTACGACGTCGAGCGCTACGGCATCTGCATGTGGAAGCTCGGGTGGGTCGAGTCGTTCGAGATCGTGCCGGCGTGGCAGGCCTACAACCCGCAGGAGCTGTTCATGCGCGGCATCCCTCCGGACGAGCCGGTCGAGCGCGTACGCACTCAGGGCAACAGGTGGGAGACTGTCGACCCTAGGAACATGATCCTTGACCCAGCCGTCCCGAGTTCTCAGTGGTACAACATGGAGTACATCGGTGACGTGGCCTACATCTCGTGGCTCGACCTCGACTCTGCGCGCTACGAGCGCCGTCAGGGTCCGTACATCAACGTCGACAAGGCGCGCGAGCTGACTCGTCAGGAGTACAACCGGCGCAAGGACGACGGGAGGTGGATGGAAGGGACCTACAGCTACAAGTCGAAGGACCCGTACCCCGTCATCGAGCTTGCCAACATCCAACGGAAGCTCATCCCGGCCGAGTACGGGCTCAGTCCTGCCACCGAGCAGGAGATCTGGCAGTTCGCGGTAGCCAACGAGCACGTCATCGTTCGCGCGCACAAGCTCGAGCAGGGCAGTGGGCGTCAGTTCACCTACTTCACGGCCCACGGCGACCTCGACATGCACGCTCCGTGGGTGCCAAGCACCGGACAACTGCTCCTTGGGCTCCAGAGGTTCGACAACTGGATCATCAACTCGCACGTCACGAACACGAAAAAGTCCGTGAACGACCAGATGGTCATCAACGACGACCTGATCAACAAGTCTGACCTCGCAAACCCATCACCTGGGCGCATCATCCGGCTCACGAGGGAGGGGAAGGCGCTGCACAAGACTGGCCGGCTAGGCATCAACCAGATGTACGCGCAGCTACAGCTCACGAACATCACCGCGCAGCACCTGGACACCCACTCGATGATCATCCAGACAGCGCAACGCCTCGCGGCGACTCCCGACAGCGTGCAGGGGATGCCTCTCCCCACGAAGCGCACGTTGGGGGAGATCGAGAACCTGTCGAACGCGGCCGGAATCCGCATCGGAACGACCGCGCAGCTCATCGACGAGCAGCTCATCCAGCCCTGCATGATGGCCGCTGTGCAGAACATCCAGGATTTCGCAGACATCCAGGAGATGATCATGCTCACCGGTCGCTTGGTCGACCAGATGGGTGCCGCAGCGCAGAGCCCGTTCATGCCGATTCGCGGAATGGACCTCCAGGGCGACTACGAGTACATCGTTCGGACGCCCACGATGGCCAAGGACCCGGCCAGAAACGCCTCCGTTTGGGGCCAGATCATGCAGGTCCTGTCGACGGCGCCTCAGCTCCTCAATCCGATGCCTGACGGCCGCGCGCTCAACCCGCACGCCATCTTCAACGAGCTGGTGCGCGCTCTTGGAGTCGACTACTTCGACCAGTTCTACTTCCAGACCCAGCCGATGCCGCCGCCGATGGTCGCCGGCAGCTCACAGGTTCAGCCGATGGAGCAGATCCAGGCTGGTGTCCAAGCCGGGAACATGGTTCCCTTGGAGCAGTTCTTGCAATGACGACCAACGAGTACATCCAGAGCGAGCAGGAGTGGCTTCGCGACAACAGTGACAGATATAAGGAGGCGGTTTCACACATGTCGGACCAGTTCTACGTCCGAGGCCTCCTGAGGGGCATCGAGGACAAGCTGGTGCCGATTCTGGCCTACAATCCGAACGAGCAACCTGCCCACGCGGCCGTTTTCGCGGCCGGCGCCGTGCAGGCGAAACTGGAAGGTCTATTGACAGACCTTGACTTCATAGACGAGTATGAGGATCGGAGAAAAGACCTTGTTGAAGCGATCAACAACGCCGAACCGCAGGGTGACGGGAGCCGTTCCGGCCAACCTGTCGACCCCGGCCAACTGTGACGACCTGCAAGCGGTGAGCGGGATCACGAAAGGAGTGGTCAATGCCTGACCCTGAGAAGGCAACGCAGACCGAGGAACCAGCCTCTGAGTTTGAGAAGTTCGCGCAGGAGTACCACGACGCGAAGTTCCAGCGCACTCCTCCAGAGGAGCCGGCGACCGGTGACGAGAAGGTGACTCTCGAGTCCAAGCCCGAGAAGACCGAGCCCGACACCAAGCCAGCTCCTGCGGAAGAGGGCGCCAAGGGCGCTACCGTCGAGGAGACTCCGAAGCAGACTCCACCGGACTCAGTAGAGGAACCCCAGGTCAAGCTGTACACCGTGCCAGATCACGAGATGTACGGCGCACTGCGTGGACAGAAAGTAACTGCCGCGCAGTTGGAGGAAGCGGGACTGATCTCGAAGGTGATCACTCGCGACCACCAGGAGATGCACAACACGAAGCTCTACCAAGAGCTGAAACGCGAGTTCGAGGAGAAGCTGGCCGATGCCATGAAGCAGGGGGTGAAGACCGCTCCTGCCCAGAGTGACAAGCCGCAGATCTCTCCGAAGGACTTCGCCGATCAACTCGAGCGTACCTACGTGCCTGTGTTGAAGCAGCTTGCGGAAGCTGGCTCGTTTGAGCCTGACTTCGTCGAAGCGTACCCGAAGTTCGCGGCTCACGCTGCGCACCAGTTCGAGACCATGCGGCTTGTTGGCGCAGGTCTTGTGCAGGCGATGCAGGAGATCCGTGGGTGGGTTGGTACGAAGCAGACCAGGGAGACCTCAGAGTCATCCAAGGCCTATTTGGACCGGGCGATGACTGAGCTGGCCGGCACCGAAGACCTCTACAAGGGCCTCGGTGACCCGTCGGAACGAGAGGCGTTCGTTGCTTGGATGGCCGACAAGGACAACAAGCAACCGTGGAAGAAGCTGGACATCGTCAAGGAGCTGGCCGAGCCAGAAACCCTGAAGGGGGCTTACGCCGCCTACAGGACAGCAACTCGGCACCTCAGGACGGAACGACCCCCAGCCACACCTGACACGTCCAGAGACCGGAAGGTCTTGGCTGCTCCCGGCGGCGGTAACGCGAGGCCGGCGACGAAGACAGACCCAGGCGACGAGTTCAGCCAACTCAAGAACGAGTTCCTGGAGTCGAAGGCGAGGGCGTTCGGGAGATAGCCCACTTCCTCTAGTGACACCATCACTGGAGGATTCCGATGGCCGTTGAGACCACATACTTCGGAATGGAAGGTACCGGGAACTGGGATCACCCGGACTACCGCCCGAAGAACTACCGTCAGCAGGCGTTCGAGCTGTTCCCCGACAGCCCGTCGCCGTTTACCTACATCCTCAGCAAGCTGCCGACCAGCTCTGTGGATGATCCCGAGTTCAAGCTCTTCGAGTGGCGCCTGCCCAAGCAGACCTGCATCGTGCAGTCTGGGATGGACGCCTGCGATGCGCTGCTCCACGAAGATACCCTGGAGATCTACCAGTCCGGCGACGGCGCTGCCTACGCGGACGAGGGCACGACTCCGGCTCGCGCCTTCAAGGCGGGCGATATTCTCCGCGTCGAGAACATCGCTGACTGCTCCGAGGGCACAGTTGCTGCCAAGGCCAGCAACCCGACCGACACCGCCAACGTGACCGGTCCTGAGTTGATCGTCATCAAGTCGATCGACGACGCCGACACCATGACCGTTTACCGGTACTGGGGCGGCACCAACGTGGACGGTCCGTCGTCCACCACTCCTGTCTTCGGTACCATCTCTGCGGGCGCTGTGCTCCGCTGGGCCGGTTCCGTCTACCAGGAAGGCTCGAAGACCCCGTCCTCGCTCACCAAGCGGGCAACCCTGGTCTCGAACTACTGCGGTATCTACAAGGATACCGTCGAGATCACCGGCACCGCCGAACAGATGAAGACCCGGCCCTACAAGCCGTGGCCGCAGTTCAAGGGTGAGTGCCTCGAGCGGCACATGATGAAGCTCGAGTGGAGCCTCCTCAATGGAGTTCCTGAGGAGACCACGTCGATCGACCCGCTGGGCTCTGGCAACGCCAAGTACAGCAGGACGACCGGCGGCTTCCGGTACTTCGTCGAGCAGGCTCAGGGTTCCGTCGACTTCTCCGGCGGCGTCGACATCGACACCGTCGAGGACGAGATGGAAGTCACCTTCACCTACGGGTCGAAGGAGAAGGCCGGTGTCTCTGGATACCGCGCCCTCAACATCCTGAACAAGCTCGTTCGGACCAACAGCTCTTGGAACTGGAACGCCGAGTCGCTGCCCAAGAAGCAGACCTACGGTCTCGAAGTGTTCCAGCTCATCTCGCCGTTCGGCAAGCTGAACATCATCCCCCACAAGCTGCTGGCTGAGTCTGCCGTGCAGACCCAGGACGTGCTCATCATCGACACCAAGTACGTCGAGTACGTCTACATGGCCGGCCGCGACACCAAGTGGAAGGACAACGTCCAGGACAACGACGAGGACACGCGGAAGGGCTACTTCATGACCGAGTGCGGGCTCCGGCTCGCGCTTCCCGAGGTCCACGCCGTGTGGACCGGGCTGTCGGCGCTTGCCTAAATAGCGCCCTAACCCCGCTCGGGGGGCTTCGGCCCCCCGAGCACTTCTGGAGGACGAAATGGGAGTTGCATACAGATTCGACGATGGCCGGCTGAAGGTCCGCAACACCGGCGAAAATGGCGGTGTTGACTACGGAACCTCGTCCAGCGAGGTCGTCACCGACAACCCGAACACCAAGTTCATCTCGCTGTACTTCAAGAGCACGGCGGTAAGCGGCGACATGCGCGCCATCTACGCGCGCCTGAACCTCGCTGGGGTGACTGGTGGAGCTGGCTACGGTGATGCGGTTCGGGCGCTCGCCTACGTGACGGGCACCGGCTACGCCAATGCGGTCGGCATCCACTCGACCGTGTCGATCCAGAGCGGCGCGACTGCCACCGGGCAGAGCGCAGGACTCCGAGCGACGTTCGAGGCCGCTTCGGCCAGCCGCACTCTGAGCGGCAAGGTGGCGTCGCTGATCGTGGACTCCAACGTCGGCGCGAACAACACGATGCCGTCGGTTCACGGTTTCATCCGGTTCGTTGACGTTGGCTCCGTCAGGATGTCCAATCTCGCGGTCATTCCGGCTGCGAGCAACGGGACCATCTTCGCTGCGCACGTCACGCAGACGATGACCCACTCGATCCGCATCGTGGACGAGGCCGGCGTGGCGTACTACATCATGTGTACCAACGCCGCAACCAACAGGAGCTAGCTCATGGACGAAGTTCGCTCGTACCTGGAGCAGCGGAAGCGAGAGCTGAGAGACGCACAGGCTCAGGCCATCCACTCTCTCGGCGTCGTCACTGGCAGACTCGAGGAGATCGAGCTGTTGATTCAGCGGCTCGATGACGAACAAGAACCCGTCGAGCAGTAGCTCGACCCAACATCTAACCGGGGGCTTCGGCCCCCGGTTCTTGGGGGCAACATGATCGCGAGAGAGAACAAGCACTACTTCGGACGGTTCTCTGGCCGCTTGGCCGGAGTCCCCTCGTGGAGAGGCGGGCACTTCTTCACGCACGACCACCACATGCAGCAGAAGATCGAGAACCACCCGATGTTTCTGGCTGGTTTGATCGAGCTGATCAAGGAGGAAAAGAGGAAGCCGGAGGTGGCGCCGGAAGAGAGGTCAACAAGTGTTGACCTCGAGACCATGCCGTGGGTGGAGCTGCTCAAGCTCGCCAGGGGACTTGGGTTCGAGGTCAAGGGGAAGAAGAGGGTAGAATTGATCGCGGAGATGTCGGAGGATAAGGGATGAACATCACTGAAGCCGCGAAGATGCTCGGAGACCTACTTGAGGTTACCCTGGAGAGGTACCCGGATGGCGTCAGGACAGTCCACCTCAACCAAGCCATCGACTACCTAGGGAAGAGGTTTGAGACTTCCTACAACGAGGGTGTAGGTCACGTGCTTCTCGAGGCCGGTGACACGTCGTTCATCGCTTCTAACCTGTCGGATATTGGAGGTAACACAATCCAGGCCGAGGTTATCGAGGCGCTGTACTTCTCCGACGACTTCAACGAGATCGGGTCCAGTCCTGGTAATTGGACAACCAACGTCGGGTGGGAGAAGATCCAGATCTACAGCTCGCTTGAAGCGCTGCTCGACGTTGCCAAAGAGAGCGATGATGGGATCCTCTACGGATCTGCTCAACGCGCCGGGATTGTCTATGTTCTAAACGCCCAGAGCAACGACCTGTTGCTCAAGGCCATATTCAACGGCGCCCACTTCTACACAACAACGCAGAACAACTGGCTGATCTACGCTCCGTACCCAGTCATCTACAAGGCAGCGTGCTACGCATGCGCCTACCTTGAAGACGAGATGCGGATCCCGGTGTACGAGAGGCTGATGGAAGATGCAGTGGAGGTTGTGAACCTTGCTGACTCGATGCGGAACGATTCCCCGGTACTGATGCAGGAGGCATAAATGGCTGAGTTGGCTAGCAACAGAACGAGCAACGCGACCAAGATCGGGATGACCGATGATTGGGACAAGGAACTAGAGCAGGACATTGCGGACATCATCGGGATCGCCATCGACCACACGATCACGTCTCCGATCTTCGCCGGCCAGTCAACGCCAGCAGAAGCAGTGGCGGGGTCCGGTGGCGCTCAGGTCAACGCCGATGGGTCCATCAGCGGAGTTCTGCGCTTCCTGACAACGACAACTACGGCTGTAGCATCTGCCGGGATCGAATTCCAGGCCGGGGATGGGAGGCGCTTCAAGCTGTGCGCGACATCGTCTGAGCTATGTCTGTACGAGTACGACTCCGACGACGACATTTGGAATCTCATTGGGACGCTCAGTCTTGGGCTTGGTAGGTTTCTCGCCCTCGAAGACGTCTTCCCAGGAGAAGACCCTAAGACATACACCGACAAGGGGCTCTTTTTCCTGAGAATCAGAGAGGACGAAACTGGTGTTGAAGCTACGGACATCTCACCTACCGCTAGCGTAGAGTTTCTCTCTGACGTCGGTGACGTTCCTGACTACCCAGCGATACCACACACCGACCGGTATCTACGACTTGACGGTGATTTCCACACGTTTGAGTGGGTGACCTCGGAGCCCGGTCAGGGAGCGCACATCATCTCCGAGTTGGACGACGTCGACGACGACGCCATCCCGTCAGACTCAACGCTTCAGGGCGTCCTTGAGGTTATGAACACTGGGACCGTTCCAACTCCAGTCTGGGCCTACGTCAACCAGCCACTCGTGTGGGGGTACGGGGTGTCCATTGGCCTCAACGAAGAGCCAGATCTCGACAGCATCTCGACGGCAGACCCCGAGCTGTGGAACGTCTACGACGATGTCTACAAGTACGTCTACTGGGGTCCGCTAAACAATGACGGGTCTCCAGGTAACATGACTGGTGAGATCTTCAGCGGAGGACCGTTCGGGTACGACCACTCCACCATCACAATCCCGTGGAATCTGAACGGCCTCTGGGAGGCAACGGTTGTTGTGAACATTCAACCGAACGGCGACTGGCCCGGTTTCATGATGCTCACAGTTGAGGAGCTGTACGACCCCGACGGCACGTTGGATTTTCAGAACCAAACCGCCTACTTCGACAACGTCTGGTACTGGAACGTGGCAGAAAGCCAAATGAAGCACTACCACTTCCCCAACAGCTACTACACGAAGGGACACACGTTCAACATCATCAAGAAGTACGGAGCAGCCTCTCCTCAGTTTGCTCTCAAGGTGAAGGCTGGACTAAATAGCCTTGTCCCAGTTCATCTCGTGCATAACATTGGCGTCACCCTTGCGATCAAGAGGCTGCACTGATGACCGAGCGTGTCCAGATCATCGTACCGACGAGTGGCGTTCGGAAGGACGTCGCCGATCTGATCCAGACACCGGACATGATGCGCAGTGGCGTCAACGTCATGGTGTACGACGGGACGGTGAGGCCACGTCCAGGTTCCAACAGAGTTGACATCGGAGGCGTGGTGACGACCTGGGCCGTGATCGGAAGTGGGATCAACTGTTTCGCAGCCCTAACCGACACTCTTTTGAAGCAGGAGACGGTCGACGATCTGTGGCTCTACTCTCTCGACCACGGGTTCGAGTGGTTCGACATCACGGCCGACGTGACTGGTCCGGTGACGGTGAACAAACTGGTGCATCTCCGCACGAAAGGCGTTCTGCTGGCCTTCGACTCACTGGGGGACCTGTGGACGGCAGATGTTTCTACCTTCCCAACGCCGACAGACATCACGTTCACCAAACTCGGAAGCTACAAGGCAACATTTGGAACTTCTGCGGTTATCCACTTCTCGGATCCTGTGTTCTACGATTCGATCCGCGACACGTTGTGGTGGCAGACAATGTGGTACGGAGGCCAGGGTCTGGCTCGAATCAACTCGCTGACTAACGCAAGCACGGTAACAGCGGGTACCTATGCCGCCAATCGCTTCTGCGGACCAAAGGCTCAGACATGGCAACAGAAGCTGATCGGCTGCGGCATCTTCAACAGTGAAGGCTTTGGGTGGACGAGGTCGACTAGTTTCAACGACCGCTGGATGTACCGAGCCTACGCGCCGGACGGAGATGCCCACAACCGGTGGTTCACATGTGACGAGTGGTTCGCGATGCTCCACTCATACACTCAGGGTCCGCTCCAAAGGGTATTTGCGCTACGAGGGCGAGCACTCTACAACCCGCCGTATGTCAGCAACGCGTACAACGACTTCGACTACTGGAAATACCCAGTAACTCCAATTTCTGAGGCTGCGCAGCTCCGTGTATGGCAGGTTGCTGGAGGCGGCAGCGATGGTGCGTGCGCCATCGGAGCGGACAACATCAGGACTAGCGACAACTGGGCGACGTACGAGCAGTACGAGGACTTCCCAGGCAACCCCAACAACATCATTTGCCTACAGGCGTACGACAACGGTGACGAGTACTACTTCCTTGAAGCTACGAACAAGCTCGGCGCCTACCAAGCGTGGTTCGTCAACGGACAAACCGGGACCGGAGTCCAGGGAGACGCATTGATTGGGAAGGCTCTGTCTCTGTTTCAGGGCGACCTCGACACTGAGCCGAGCGGTCTCTACCTCGGGACAGAGCACAGGCTACTGCACTTCAACCTCGACACTGAGATCTGGGACGACCTGAGCCCGCAGTACATCGAGAGCGACCCCCCAGACCCAGGCGACGACTTGACCTACAAGATCGACGGCGACTCGGACCAGAACCGTTGGGTCTTCCGCGTCACTGAGAAGATGGGCGACAAGTACATCATCGCCACCAACGGGCAGATCCCCCCCGTGGCGTGGAAGGAAACGCTGGACGAGTTCAGGCCAGTAGGGGACGTCGACGAAGATGGTGTCATCGGAGAAGGGGAAACTGGGGCTCCGCTAGCGACCTGCATGGCGATGGCGAACAACAGGCTCATTCTTGGTCGCGATCTTTCGATCTTCATTTCTGCGCCGCAGGACTTCGATACCGGGTACGGAGACGAGTACAAGCTGACCGACACGTACGGCCCCATCGTTGCCATGCGGGAGTTGAACGCGCTGACGATCGCAGTCCTCAAGTCCGACGCGATCTACCACGGGATCTCTCAGGTCGAGTTCATGGGCGTGAGCGCTCCCATGCGGTTCGAGCTGATCAAGGCCGGCATCGTTGGGCCGTGTACAGATGCTGGGGTGGTGTATCTGCCGGATGGAAGGATCTGCTGGCTTGGGCGCGACGGTGGCGTGTACGTGTACGACGGGGCCGTTCCGGTCGACATTGGTCGCCACATCAGGCACGCTATCTCCCCACTGCTCGATACCGACAGGCTCGGTTGGGTTCACGCAACTGTGGACACGAAGAGAAACCTCTTGTGGTTCTTCTTCCCGTACAAGGCGCCAACTGGGTATGGGATGAACATGGGACTCGTACTGAGCATCGACCAGGGCTCGTCGTGGCCGGCGTGGTTCGTGAAGTGGCCTGTAGAGTGGCAGATCATGTCGTCGATGAACGTCTACACGCAGACTGACTTGACCTACGGAGACTTCCCAGACACAACATACCTCGACATGCAGGAGGTTCCGTACGGAGCGTTTGAGGGCGGCGTGTGGAGGTTCATGTTCGTTCGCGACAATCTTGCCTGCTACACGATGGACTGGGACATCGCGAACGACAACGAGCTTCCTGTCAGCGTCTTGATGGAGACAGGGTGGTACGACTTCGACGACGTCTACGCGTTCGATACGTTCCACGAGATGCACCACTTGGTTGAACTTGTTCCGCACGATGAGTTGACCTGGACTCTGATCTCTGAGCAGAGCGACGGAGGTGAGCTTTCGCAGTCTGCTGTGCTCAGGAAAGACTCCCCGCGCCTGAAAACGTCCTACCGTCAGACTGGGCGCAGGCACCGTTTCCGCATGGAAGGTGACGTCACTAGCGTCTTCCGGTGGGGTGGGGCAGCAGCCCAGTTCTCGCGTAGGGGTGGCAGATGACCACCGAGGCTCAGCTCGCTGCTGAGCGCTTCCCCGACACGACGCTACCGTCAGTACTGCCACTGCCGTCTCCACCGCTGACGCCGGAGGACTGTGTACGGTACCTCCGACAGCTACACGTCATCCTCAACATGAACCAGACGCGGCTAGCCGAGATCATGCGAATCATCAGCTATCACCGCAGCACGGTATCAACAGACGACGACACTGGGGACGGGGAACCGACCGGCGGCACAGCCGACATGCCAGCAGCCACTGGCTCTGGCGTTCAGCACGTCACCGTGGACAAGACCAGCGGGCAGGCGCGCTTCTTCGTTGATACGTTCGATGACGCCGGGAACCCGTACTGGTACGAGATTGGGAGCGGCCCGAGCTTCACGCGGACCAGCGGCTTCGAGAATCAGACCGACTCGGCGCTGTCGTGGAACGACGGGAGCAGGCGCCTGACCATCACCCCAGGTGAGGGCGGGTACGACTTCTGGGTCACTGGACTGAAGTTCCACAAGGACGCTGCTCTCACCGTTGACATCACGGACGTTGAGGGGCTGCACTTCATCTACTTCGACAACACCGGAACGCTCTCGCACCAGATAGCCGCTGGATCCGACCTGCACCAACTGATCTTCGAGACGGCGCTCGTAGCCATCGTGTACTGGAACGCAACGAACAACAGCATGGTGTTCGTGTGCGACGAGCGCCACGGACTGATGGACCCGGATGTCCACTACTGGATCCACAGCTACGGAGGCGGCACCCGACACGGGGACGGTCTCTCTCTGAGCGACATCCTGGCCGACGAGTCCGGCGACGACAACAAGCACGCTGAGTTCACCGTTGAGGAAGGCTCCATCGTCGACGAGGATGTCGTCCACACGATCAGCACCAAGAGCACCCCGGCGAAGATCCCAGTTCTGTACAAGAGCGGCTCGACTCCAGTGTGGAGGAGGGAGTCCCCAGCCAACGTCCCGATCAAGTTCGACACTGGAGTTCCTCAATACAACAGCAAGGGCGGCGGGACCTGGAATCAGACTCCAGTCACCAACGGCAAGTATTTCCTTATGCACCTTTTCGCCGTGAACGACTACGACCAGTCCAACAACGTCGTGGCGATCCAGGGAGAGGCCGAGTACAACAACCAAGTTGAGGCCAGGGAGGGTGCCCTGGCCGAGATCAACAGCATCACTACCTCCGGCCTGCCGATGCCAGAGTTCCTGGCGCTGGGCACGATCATCTACCAGTACAACACCGCCTACGCCAACGACTACGACTGCCGGATCCGCTCCACTGACGCCGGCGAGGACTACGTGAACTGGCTGACGACCGAGCTGACCCCAGGCTCGACTCCGGCCAGCCACCCGACGCTGACCGACAGAGACGAGCCCAACCAGCATCCGGCAGACGCTGTCAGCACAGTAACTACCTCATTCGATGGGTGCTTGAGCGCGACTGACACGGACGTGCAGTTGGCCTTGGATACCCTCGACGACCACACACACGTCGAGGCAGACATCACGGACCTCGACCACTACGACGCGACCGCTATCCACGACGACGGGAAGGACGAGATCAGCGCGATCACGGAGAAGGTGGCCCCGGTCTCAGCAGACATGCTGCTGATCGAGGACTCAGAAGATGGTAACATCAAGAAGATGGTGCAGGTTGGGAACCTGCCGGGGGGCTCCGGTGGGCTCTCGCAGGCGCAGGTACTCGCAAGGGGGCTCGGAGCATGATCGTACTTGACGGTGTAAACGACAAGCTACAGGCTGTAGAGGGCGACGCGACACTCGGCACGGAGCTGGACTACTTCACGTCCTACCGTGACATCACGACCACGACCTACGTCCCTGGACAGAAGGCGGGGACGCTCAACGGAGTGACGGACGTTGACATTGTGGACGTGCCAGCGGCCTCAACGCAGCGTGTAGTGGACTTCATCTCGATCTACAACCCGAACCCAGCAACCAAGACCGTGACCGTGAAGCTCGACGTGAGCGGGACGGAGAGCATCCTCTTTCGCGCCTCGCTGACGCAGTACGAAAAGCTCATCTACCAGGAGGGCATCGGGTGGGTGAAGTACAACCCGGCTGGCGGCAGCGTCCAGTCGTACCAGTCCAGCCCGACCGACCTAGTGAGTAACGTGGCGACAGTTGGCAGCGTCCTTGGGACGTGGACGAAGCCTACCGCGTTCACCCCCAAGTTCGTCCACGTCGTCATCTACGGGTCCGGCGGCGGCGGTGGAGGTGGTGCGTCGCAGACCGGTGCTGTTGTGCGCTCCGGTGGCTGTGGAGGTGGCGGCGGGGCGAGGGCCGAGCGGCTCTACCAAGCTGCTGACCTTGGTGCCACAGAACCGTATACGCTCCCGGTCGGCGGTACAGGTGGTAACGGCGGCGCATCAGGCGCTGACGGCTCAGTCGGGACGGCTGGGAGCAACTCAGACTTCTCAAGCGGTCAGACGCTGCTCCGCGCCTACGGCGGCGGCGGCGGTGCGTTCGGAGACAACGCGGCCTCTGCTGGGGCTGGCGGTGCTGGTGGCGGTCTTGCCGCGAACGGCGGCACAGGGACGACCTCGGCTGCAACCGGCGGCGGTCCTGGCGCTCCAGCAACTCCGAACGGTGGCTGCGGTGCCAACTCGCTCAACACGGCTGGAACCCCAGTCGAGTCAGAGTACGGCGGCGGTGCTGGTGGTGGCCACACGAACGTCGTCGCCAACGGCCCTGGTGGGAACAGCATCTTCGGAGGGGCCGGTGGCGGGACCGGTGCTGGGACAACTTCTGCTCCAGCGCTTGTTGCTGCGACGGCTGGAGGTTATCGCCATGGTGTGTCTGGAGGCTCTCCAGGTTCGAGCGGAGCTGCTCCGACTGCTGGTAGCGCAGGAGCAGCCGGAAACTCAGAGCACGGTGGACAGGGCGGCGGTGGAGGCGGCGGGACTATCACTGGTGGTGTTACAGGTGGGGCCGGCGGCAACGGCGGCTCGCACGGAGGCGGCGGGGGCGGCGGTGGAGTAGGCTGCAACGCTGGGCTTGGTGGTAGGGGCGGCGACGGTGGTGGAGGGGCAATCTACATCTACTCCTGGTAGGTGCGACATGTGTCATGAGAGGAGAGTTGGGATGGCAAAGGTCGACTTCACGGGCGACGAGCCCAAGACTGTGTGGAGCCTGAACCTGAACACGGCGCAGCTCGTGCTCGGGTTCATTGCTCGTCTGGCTGGCGCGGGGCTGTTGGTGTGGGCGATGGTGCAGTGGTCGGCGAGCTACGTCTTCCGGCAAGAGCTGGATCGGTTCCACAAGGAAGCCGTCCCACAGATCGAGCGCATGATCGACTCACGCGTTGCGCTTCAGGAAGCCCAGGGTGCAGCGGAACTGGCGAACAAGCTCGACGAGATCAACCAGCGGCTGGCCAGGATCGAGGGCCAGCTAGGTAGGGCTGAGACGAGGGACCTGAGATGAGGGTGGCCGTCGACGCTGGGCACGGCGGCGGTGACCCCGGTGCCATGTACATGGACGGCGTGGAGAAGGACATCGCCCTCATGTACGCTGCATACCTACACGGGATCCTTGAGGCTCGAGGCCACTCACCGTACCTGATTCGCTCCGACGACACCTACATCTACCCTTCGCACCGCGCAGCCATGGCCAATCAGGCCAACTCCGACGTGTTCGTGTCGCTGCACTGCAACTCGCACGCTGGGCAACCGGAGACAGCTCGTGGAGTCGAGGTGCTGCACTTCCCCAGCTCTGTCCCGGGCCTGTTCCTGGCAAAGACGATTCTGAGTCGATGGCCCAAGGTTCTCCCCAACCGTGGCGCCAAGCCACGAGGGGACCTCGCTGTGCTCAAGTTCACGCGCATGCCAGCGGTCCTCGTGGAACTGGCGTTCATCAACCACAGCGACGATCTCGCTCTGCTCAAGAGCGATGCGTACAGAACCGAAGCCTGCTTCGTTATCGCTGATGCACTGGAGGAGTACGGTGGACTCATCTGAAGGCGGTCGCAAGTGGGCTCTCACGCGTGGCATTTTCTGGTCGGCGAACGTCGGCGGCGGGCTCACCGCGCTCATGTTCGTCATCAAGGGCGGCGACGTCATGGACGTGCTCCACTGGTGGAGCTACATGATGGGCGCGCTCCTAACCCTCTACGGAGGCATGAACGTCGTGCAGAAGGGAGTTGTGAAAAATGATCCCAATCCCGTACCTTAGGGAAGCACTGGGGGGAGCATGTCTGCTGCTACTCATCGCCTGCGTCGCCCTCGGGGTGGCGCTGAAGACGGCCAACGCCCGCCTCGACGCCAAGACGGAGATGGTCGTGGCGCTCGAGCAACAGGTCGCTTCGGCAGGTCAACAACTGTTGACCTCGCAGAAGAAGATCGACGAGCAGAACGAGACGATCCGCAAGGCCGAGATCGCCGGCGCTAAGGCCCAGGCCACACAGGCAGAGGTTGACCGGATGGCCAAACAGCTCGACAATCAAAAAGCGTTGATTCAGCGGATTCAACGGGAAAACATTGACTTGCGCGAGCGCACCAAGGACCTCACGGTCTGCGAGACCTACGAGCTGTGCTTGCGCTCCATCGCGGGGGTACTGCCATGAAGAGACCTGTCCTGAACGCCGATCACATCAACGTCGCCATCCTCATCACGCTGATCCTGATCATCTTCGGGATCGCGCTCGGGTATGGGTGCAAGACGGCCTGCATCCCCGAGATCGTGTACCAGGACGTCGACCGCCCGCAGCCGTGCGTCGTCCAGATCGGGGCACTGGAGGAGCTTTCGCTACCCCCATACCCTCCGTTCGATACCTCCAATCCGAAGGAGTGGGCGCTCCAGGTGGAGCAGATCGCTAAACAGCGCGAGGCGCTATTGAAGGCTCGGGTCGAAGCGTTGAACTACCAGATCACCGAGCACAACCGATTGGAGCCCAAATGCGCGCAGTGATCATGGAGAAGGGCAACCCCAAGGCGTGGCTACTCATGCCGGTGCTCCGCATGCGGGTCATGGAGTTCGACAAGAAGTACACCCTCGACGGTAGCGTGTCCAACATCGCGGAGCTGTTCGAGCAGTGCTTCGCCGCCGGCGACAAGCGCATGCTGGCTCTGTTGCTCTTCCCTGACGACACGATCGGGAACCCTCCCGTCGGCCACCTGATCGCTGGGATTGACACCTACCACGGGACTCCACAGGCTGTGATCTACCAGTACGAGAAGGACGTTGAGGACGCGTCGTTCGCGGAGACCAACGCTATGGTACAGTCCATTGTGGACACCTGGGTTCTAGGTCTAGGACTCAGGGATGTCCTGGCTCTTGCGATGAGCGCTAGTCGTGCAAAACACTTCGAGCACTGGGGTTACCGATACTCAGCGACGCTCGTAACAAGGAGAATCGGACATGGGGAAGAATAACCACGGTACCTCCACCAACACGCCAACCATACCGCCCTGGTTGTCGGGGATCCTCGAACCGCTACTGAAGGGTTCTGCCGGGAAGCTCACCACGTTGCAGAACCAGGGTTGGAACGCCCTTCAGGGGCTCCCTGTAGAGACAGGGGTGAGCCTTGAAGAGATCGCCAACACCAACGCCCAGAACGCTGCCACATCGCAGCAGCAGGCCGCTGCGGCTGCTGCCCCAGGTATCAGACCCGGCGGCGCTTCTCCGTACCAGAGGTAACGATGCCGGAAGAAAACGCCAACACCACGACCAACCAACAGCCCGCTGGCGGCAAGCAGGGAGGCGGGAAGCCCAGCGGAGGGACAGGAACAGGGACAGAGACCGGTGGCCAGCAGGGCGGGAAGCAGAGCGGTGGCGGGAAGCCCAGCGGAGGGACTGGTACTGGTACTGGTACTGGTACTGGTACTGGTACTGGTACTGAAGGCGGTAAGCCGAACCCGTTCATGTCTGGGACTCCTGGGTATCAGCCCGGTGGAGCCTTCTACGACTTCCAGGCTCGACCTGTCGCAGGAGCAAACCCGCTCCAGAACGCGGCAGGCGGGCTTGGATTCAAGCTGCCTGGGGCTGGCCAGGGCGGTGTCCAGGGCGGCTACGACGCCCTTGCCGGCGCTCAGGGCACCCTTGGTCAAGCCGGCCAGATGGTCGGAGGCGCCCAAGGTGCCCTCGGTCAGGCAGGCCAGATGTTCGGTGGGCTGGGCCAGCTCAACCCCTACTACCAGCAGATGGTGAGTGGCGCGGGCCAGCTCGGGCAGCTCCCGAGTCAGACCCAAGAGGCCATGGACATGTACCGGCAGATGCAGGGCATCGCCGGGAAGCAGGTCACCGGCGAGAACGTCGCGAACGACCCCGCTGTGAAGGCCGCGCAGGCCAAGTTCCAGGAGGTCATGGCCCCCATGATCAAGGACGCTGCCGGTCTATCCGGCATCGGTCGGTCCGGCGCCATGACGAACGCCATGGCTTCACAGCAGGCGCAGACGCTGCTCCCCCTCATCCAGGACTCGATGGCGCGTGAAGAGCGCGGCATCGACCGCCTGCTCGGTGGGACGCAGGCTGGGGCCGCAGGGCTCTTCGGCGGTGGACAGCAGGCCAACCAGCAGCTCATGCAGCAGCTCGGGCTCTACGGCACGGCTGGTGCTGCGCAGCAGCAGGGACAGCAGGCCGGAGCGGCCGGCATGCTCGGCGTCGGTCAGGCGCAGGGCGGTCTCGGAAGCCTCCTCGCCGGCATAGGCGGGCAGCAGGCCGGGATCGGTCAGGCGCTGGCTGGGCTCGGAGCCCAGGAGCAGGGCATGCTCATGAACGCCATCAGCGGCATGAGTGGGCTCGGCGAGCAGTTCCGTGGAATCGAGCAGGAGTTGCTGAACGCCCCCTACGAGGAGCAGCAGAGGATATGGTCCGAGGCGCTCAACCAGATCTACGGTCCGTTCGGCATGATCCCCGGCTTCACGGGTAGCGCAGGGACAACGACTGGAGGGAAGAAGTAATGCCTTTCCCGATCGCAGCCGTCATCA